CCAAAGGGAGAGTGCACGTGAAAGGTGTCGAAAAGTACAACATAGTACGTTCCGGCGAAACCTATCCTGAGCTACGGGAGTATATCCAAATCTCAGAGTTAAAAAAATGTAGATTTAGCTCGAAAAGGTGATTGTGGCGGACTTATTCTATCATATAGTGATAGATATTTGTCCAAAATAATTGGCTTTCATAGTGGGGGAACTCCAGTGAATTGGTATGCTTCTATTCTTAGAAAAGAAGATTTACTGCTGTTTTTAGAACATGGATTTGAAGAAGATCCCTGGAGTAAACTTATAGTCTTAGGATTCCCAACAGACCTTCCTGAAGGTCCTGCATGTACTTATTTAGGTAAGTATAAGTTCAAAACTAAACCAGCAGGTACTAAAAGTCTAGCTCATTGGAGATATTCATCTTTTTATAATCAGTTTGAGGAACAGTTACAACCTGGCCCTCTTGATGGTAATGATAAGCGAATTAAAATTCCTATTCCAGAGAATGGAAATGGGGATAAGAGCTTACTTTTAATACCTAATGGTGTTATGTGTAAAGAACTACCATCTATGGATTCAGAGACGCTTAAAATCTGCGTAACTCAATTTATAGATGAAATGGCAATGAAAATTGGTCATATAAAGCGAACAACTTCAATTATTGAAGATGTTATCGACCTCGGCCTTAATGGAGATCGTGAAAACGTTTTCTGTACAGGAATGGAGTTAGACAAAGCTTGTGGAATTCCCTGGAATGAACTCCCAGGGTGTTCTAAGAAGAGTGACTTCTTGCAAAATGTCGACGGAGTAATATCTTTCCGCGATAATAAGAATGGCATTCGATTGAAAAATCGGATAATTGCTAAACTAGAAGCTGCTAAACAAGGGGAGCGAATGATTTCTCTGAGCAACTCTAAGTTAAAAGATGCACTAATCAAAATTTCAGCAGTAGAGAATGGTAAAACGCGAGTTTTCCATTGTATACCTGTTGAAAAGGTGGTTTGTGATGCAGCTCTATTTAGCAATTTTAAAGAAGCTTATTCAAAAGCTTTCCTTAAATTAAATCATGCAATTGGAGTTAACCCTCATTCATTGCAATGGAAAGCTATTTATGAGCATCTTAATGCCCATCCCAATGTTTTTGACATGGATTTTTCAAACTATGATAAACATCTTCATGGTGAGTTGATGCACGCAGCATTTAAAATTGTACGTGCAGTAATTCAGAAAAATGCACCAGATTTTTGGGATACAGCAAGATCCGTCTTGGAGGAAGAAGCTATTAAAACAATGGTAGTCGATTACGATACAGTTTATCAAACCGAAAGGGGAAATAAAAGTGGAGAATATCTAACCACAGTAATAAATTGTATTTGTAACGATCTATTATCGTTTTATACGTGGATTAAAACAACAGGGAATTGTGATTTGAGTCACTTCAGATCAAATGTTCGTGGAGTTGCCTTCGGCGATGACAAAGTTGAATCGGTCTCAGATGCTTATGCTGAAAAGTATAATTATCTTACTGCAAAGGAAGTCATGAGTTCAATAGGGCATGAAATAACGCCCGGAGCTAAAGATGGTATAGAACGAAAGTTCTGTCCCATTGATCAAGCCCAGTTCCTCAAAAGAGGATTAATAGAGTGGGAAGGTTTAACTACCGCCCCTTTATTACAGAGATCAATAGAATCCCCATTCGTGTGGACTCAAATTGAAAACTCTGAGCGTGTAATATGGTATAATTTAGTAGAGCAATCTCTATTTGAGGCTGTGTTGCATGGTGAAGGCTATTACAATACTTTCCGGTATAAACTGAGTAAATGTGAAGATTTAGATTTACGAGGTCATTTGGCAAGTATTGTAGCAGTACCTTACTCTGTTGCAAAACAAAAATACATTGAACGGTATTATAACGATACATCTCATCTATGTACTACACAGAATTGATTGGTCCCTGTGTCATCATGATATGCTTATGTATATTATTTGACATAATTCGACATGGGTTGAATAGGCTTATTCATTTAGCTGAA